CGGTGGGTCAGGTGGGGGCAACTCAGGCTCGACCACCGGGGCTGACAGCCCGAATGGGCAGTCCGCATCCAGACCGGATGGAACCTCAGCCCCGAATGACACCGACCCCAACAAGAGCCAAGACCGCCCTCCCGGCGTGAGCGCGCCTCCCGGTGCCCCGGCGGGAGCGTCAGCCCCCGGTGGTCGCGTCACGGCGAAGGATCAGAACAACAAGATTGCGACGGTCAAGGCATCCATCAAGGAGCAGCTTCTCGCGGAGGGCGCGAACGAGAAATCGGCTGAGGTCGGAGCGAATGTTCTGACTGGTCAGGCGATGGCAGAGAGCGGATTGAAGAGCCAGTTTCACGATGCCGGTCGCAGGCTTGGCAGGGCGGGAGGATACGTTCCTTCCATCTACGGTGCCGACAAGGCGCGCGGCAAAGCCATGACCGCGTGGCTTGCAAAAAACAATCTGCCCGACACGCCTGAGAACCAAGGCAAGTGGATGGCGCATGAGGCGTGGACGAAATATCCGAAGACGCGCGCTGCCATTGAGACCGGCAATCAGGATCACGCCGCAGACGTGGCGACCAAGAACTACGAGGCTCCGCAGGATCAGGGACCGGGGCAGCTTCGCACGCGGCGCGGCTACGCCAATCAAGCGGCGCAAGCGCAAACCACGACAGCGGGAGCGCAGCCGAATGGACAGTCCGCTCAGCTTCCACCGGGGGTAGGCGGTGGACCGGGAGTGCTTGGCCTCGACGGCAAGCCGGTGCCGGGGTCGGAGAAGGCACAGCCGAATGGTCAATCCAATCCTGTCGCGACAGGGCAGGGCAACGTCGAGGAGGCGCAAAGCCGTGTTGCCGGTGTTCGCAGGGGCAAACTCGACCCGCAGCTTCGTGAGGCGCTGGAATATTCCGCCGAGGCTTCGGGGCTGAAGGTTCGCGTGACCTCAGGCGGTCAGCGCATGGAGGGGGCGCACGGTCACACCGGCTCGCACCGCCATGACAAGGGGCGAGCGGCTGACATCGATGTGATCGACCCGAAGACCGGCAAGGTCCTCGACCGCAGCGACCCGCGCCGATTGAAGTTCTTGGAGGAGAGCGCGGCGGCTGGCGCGGGCGGGACTGGCGCGGGCTACATGAGCGACAGCCGGAAAATCCATGTCGGCACCACCGGGTCCAAGGCGATCATCGGTCAGGGGCTGGGAGCCTATGCAGGCAACGCCGAAGAGCGCGCGGCGGTCGCGCGTGGGCTGAAGCGGATGATGACGCCAGAGCAAGTAGCCGAGGCGAGGCAGAAGCAGATTGCCGCGAACGCAGGGACCAGCACCGCGCGCATAGATCAGCAAGTTGCGCCAGCCGCATCGAGCGGTCAGGTTCAGGTCACGGTCAACTCCAACGGCACCAAGGCGGATGCGGACACGAAGACGAAGGGCGACCTGTTCCAGAAGCCGCAAGTGAAACAGCATCGGCAGATGCAGAAGACTGAAGATGCTGCGGAGACAATGTCGATATGAGCCTCAAGAGCAAACACCCCACTCCGTGGCGGGACAAGTATCAGGAAGCACACTTTCGCGGCGTGCAGTTCTTTGTGGAGACCGACGCTCGTCAGAGCGGGCGGCGCGTGGCCGTGCATGAGTACCCGAAGCGCAACACGCCCTACGCTGAGGACATGGGGCGCAAGGCGAAACGGTTTCTGGTGCAGGGCTATCTGATCGGCAAAAACTATCTTGAGCAGAAGACCCGGCTGGTCAACGCGCTCGAAAAGGATGGACCCGGTCAGCTTCGACTTCCGCTGTCATCGATGCTTGGCGACGAGAAGGTGATGGTGAACTCCTACACCGTCACCGAGGCGCGTGAGCGCGGCGGCTACTGCACCATTGAAATGGACTTCATCGAGTACGGTGATCCGCAATATCGCCAGCAGATTTCTACGGCGGGGCAGATTGAGGACAGCGCATTCAAGCTGGAGGATCAGATGATCGGTCCTCCCAAGGGGCAACTGACCGACAAGGGCGTCGAGCGGATGCTGGGCTACGCGCTGGTTCACCGGAGCGCGGATGCGGGTGACCGCGCGGCGAGCCTCAAGGGGGCGACCGGCTTCGGCATGCAGCACGGCAACTTCGCGTTCAAATCCAACCTTGGCGTCGGGATCATCTCATGACGGGGGACGAGGCAGACGAGGTCTTGGGGATTGTCCAGCGCATCGGACCAGTCGTCCTGACGGCAGCGGTGACGCCGAGCGGGAAGGTGGGTACGGCGTTGCGGCGAGCAGTCGGCATGATGATCGTTGATCGCAACATGACCGACCTCCAAGCCTTCTGCTTCGCCTTCAACGTCTGCGTTGATCTCGCGAGACATTGCTCAGCCACGCTGGTGACGATGGACCGGGTGAGGAAGGCTGCGCTGGCAGAGAAACCGGGCAGCCTCCCAGCCGTGCAGACCGTGCTTTCCATCATTCGCCTGACGCTGGCGATGGAGGCGCGCATCGTTGCCTACATGAGCTTCCGCTCGCGCGAGGAGGTCGATGCGATTGCGGTGCAGATGAATGCCGCCTTCAGCGCAACGGCTGAGGTCGCTGCCGACGACCTCGACGCCGCAACCTATCGGGCGATCATCTCTCTGCATGGCGATGTCGTGAAGCATCTCGCGGAGCGCGGGCGTCAGCTTCCCCGTGTGATCAGCTACAACTATGCAGTGCCGATGCCGTCGCTGCGGATGGCTCAGCGCGCCTACGCCGACCCGAGGCGGCACGTTGATCTGATCAGCGAGAACCACGTTGTGCATCCTGCCTTCATGCCCCGCGAGGGCAAGATGCTGGCGGTGTAAATGGCTGACGACTTCACCATCGAGCTTCCTGAGCAGGTCACTGAACTGGCTGCGGAGTTGCGCGACCGCCCGATCAACCGTCCCGCGACCGAGACGGACAAGGATGGCGTCCCGCTTTATACGAGGGACAAAACCATCTCGAAGGAGATGGCCGTGCTGGAAGTGCGGGGTCAGTACTTCACCAACTGGACCAGCGTCAGGGTCGAGCAGAAGTGGACCGAGGCATTCCCGACCTTCACGTTCGAATGCACCGAGCAAGTCGATGTGCCGCTCAGCATCTCTGGCGCGCAGTTCGTGCCGGGTGATGTGGTCCGGGTCCTGCTGGGCGGCGCGCCTGCGGTGTTCGGCTACATCATCGAGAGGCATGTCGGCTACGACAAGGGTCAGCACGGGGTCAGGCTGAACGGCGTTGGTGACACTTCTGATCTGGTCAACTCGTCGGTGCCGTTGGACAAGCTGGACGGTCACGATGGAAAATCGGTGACGCAACTCGCCAAGGACCTGTCGGCGCATCTCAACATCAAAATCCATGAGCGCGGAAACGTTGACGGCACGCCGTTCGAAAACATTCAGGTGCAGCCGGGTGAGACGCCGATGCAAGCCATCGAGCGCTACGCCAAGGAGAGGAAAATCCTGATCGGCTCCGAGGCGAACGGCGGGCTGCTTCTGATCGGGGACCACGGCGCTTCAACGAAGGGCTGGCTGGTCGAGGGCATCAATATCCTGAGGGCGAACGCGGCGGTGCGCGACCCTCACGTCTACAAGAAGATTTTCGCGGTCGGTCAGAACAAGGGCAGCAACGCGGCTCACGGCGAGAGCGAGCAGAAACAGGTCGCTGAGGAGAGTGGGACCTCGACGCGCAACCGGCATCTGGTCGTCGTCGCTGACGTTGCCGACAAGATGCATGGCGTCAAGCAGCGTGCCGCGATGGAGAAGGTATTCACCGAGGGCAGCTACATCGAGGCGCAGATCACGGTGCAGGGCTGGTTCAAGGACGCAAACCAGTCCGACGATATCTGGCGCGCGGGAGAGTACTACGCGGTGACCTCGCCCTCGCTGATCCTCTACGACGAGGTGATGGGCTGCGCGGCTTGCACCTATGAGCAGACGGATGGCGGCGGGACCACGACCACCATGCAGATGGTGATGCCCATCCATATGAACGGTCGCTTCAACTTCCGGTCGGAGAACTTGGCGTTCCGCGCACAGCAGATCAAGGACGCGAAGGACAAGGCTGAGGCTGACAAGGCTGCGGCAGCGGCGGCACCGGGTCCTGACCAGACCCAACCGATGAGGAGGCGGCGATGAACAGGAATAGCCTGAGCGAAATGTCGGGTCGGGTGATGCACCAGATTGTTCGGCTGAGCCTGAACAAGGGCAACGACAATCCGATGATGCAGGAGATGTCGTTCGACGGCATGGTCAAGGAGGGGCGCAAGATTGTCGAGCGCATGCAGTCGTTCGGCATGTCATCGATACCGCTGCCGCGCGACGAGGACCAGAAGGGCGGCGGCGGTGGTGGCGGTGGCATGGCGAACATCAAGGGCGCGGCGGCTGAGGGCATCGCGTTGCTGATGGGCGGGCAGCGCAATCATCCGGTCGTCATCGCGGTCGATGACCGCAGGCATCGCCCGATGGGGATGAAGCCGGGTGAGAGCTTCCAGTACGACCATCAGGGGCAGGGCACGCTGATCCGCAAGGCAGCGACCTTCATCATGTCACTGGACGACGATGGTGACGGCAAGGCTCCCGGCGGCAAGATGCTGCGGGATGCCGAGGGCAGGGAGACGGGCAAGAGCGAGAAGCAGGAGCGCTTCGTTTCGGTTCGCCATGTCGTCAAGAAGAAGCAGGACCGCGAGAAGAAAACGCCAGAGCAGAACCTGAAGACGTGGGCTGATGCCGGATGGGACCTGAGCAGGCTGTCGCCAGACGAACTCGCAGAGAAAGCCAGCGCTCCCAATCATGAGGACTACAAGCACGAAGGCGACGAAGTTAACAACGAGATGAAGATTTCGAAGAAGCGCATCGAGTTCAACAGCGGCGGCAAGACGGTCGGCTACTACGAGGGCGGCAAGTGGGTGTTCATCGGAGAGATACATCTGGGTGAGGAGGGCGCGGACCATCCGGTCTACGGCGTCAACGGCGGCAAGGGCATGACCACCAAGAAGAGCGGGGCGGGCGCGGTGCTGGTGAAGGCTCCGCTGCCGGGACCTCCGACCTCGCTCGACATGCAGCCGTTCGATGCGCGCATCGCTGCGCTTGAGGCACGCATCGCAGCACTGGAGGCGAGGCGATGAAGGGCGACATTCGTTTTCTCCAGCAGTTGGATTTCCCCGCCTACGCGGTGCAACTCGACTGGCTTATGAACGACATGAACCTGATCGAGGACGGCTTTGATCTTCAGTCGGCGGTGATCGTCGCGCTGGGCACGAACGCGCTCGCCCCGCCGGATGAGGAGTTGCCCGACCCTGACAGCACCGACCGCGCGGGCTGGTGGGGTGACATGGACGCGCAAGAGCTATGGGATGGCTGGCCGGTCGGCTGCCTGCTCTGGCTGCTCAGGCGCGCGAAGATCACCGGGGCTGGAGCCAAGGGCGGCTCGACGCTGGCGCGCGCTGACGGATGGACGCGGGATGCCATGCGCCCGTTCATCGAGCAACGCATCGCGTCACGCATCGACGTGGTCGCGGAGAAGGTTGACATCGACCGCATCGACGTCGCGGTCACGATTTATCGCGGACCAGACCCGGCAATCGAACTGCGCTACGCCGACCTCTGGCAGGAATTGGGAGCAGGCTGATGCCTTGGATTACGCCGACGCTGAAAGAGACGCGCAGGCTGACGCGGGACTACGTCCTGAGCCAGCTTGGTGCGAAGGCGATGATCCCCAACTCCGTGCTTCGCATCATGTCGGATGCGATGAGCGGGTTGACGCATCTCACCATGCTCTATCTCGACTGGCTGGCGAAGCAGTTGATGCCCGACACGGCAGAGACGGAATGGCTGGACCGGCACGGCGTGATCTGGCTCGACAACGCGGATGGCTCCAAGGGACGCAAGGCGGCAACCTACGCCAACGGCACAGTTGAATTCCAAGGCAACACGGGCGTCATCGTGCCAATCGGCACGCTGCTCTCGGGCATGAACAGCGTGCAGTATCAGACCGTCACCGAAGCCGCGATTGGCGCGGATGGGTTCGGCAACTCTGAGGCGGTCGCGCTGACCGCAGGGACGATAGGCAATCTTCCTGACGGCGTTGCTGTCCAGCCGATTGAAGCCATCGTCGGTCTTGCTCTCGCAACTCTCGACGGGGACATGAATGGCGGCGTCAATCAGGAGACGGACGACCAGCTTCGCGAGCGCATTCTTCAGCGCATTCAGAACCCGCCTATGGGTGGCTCGCAAGCCGACTATGAGCGATGGGCTTATCAGGTGCCGGGTGTCACGCGAGCGTGGGCCGCGAGCGAACAGGGACCGGGCACGATCACGACGCGCTTCCTGATGGACGACCTGTACCCTGACAATTACGGACTGCCGACAGAGGCGGATATTAGGACCGTCTCCGATCACATCGACAAGATGCGCCCGGTCACGGTGATGGACTGCTACGTCGTCGCCCCCATTCTCTTTTTCTACGACATCACAATTCGCAACCTCACCACCGACGACGAGAGCGTTCGCGCGCGCATCGAGGCGTCGATCAAGGACTTGGAGTTCAGGAGGTCGAAGCCGGGTCAGACTTGGTATCGCTCATGGGTCGATGAGGCGATCAGTCAAGCCGTTGGCGAAGAGACGCATGAGCTTGACTACGAGACGACCGAGATGCCTGCGCCGGGATACATGCCAGCACTAGGGACCATTCTCTATGCCTGACGCGCTACAATTCTGGGCTGAGCCTGCGCCGCTGGAGCCTGCGCCGGGGGACAAGCATGTCACCCGCAGCGGCGAAGACTATGCCGAGGCGCTGTCGGCGTTGCTCCCGCTTGGGCAGGCGTGGCCGCGTCAGGACGAAAGCGCATTGATGAAAGTCGTGCGCGGCCTCACGCGCATCTGGGGCGACTTCGAAGTGCGCGCCAGTTGGCTGCTGGAGACGGAGAGCGACCCGCGCAAGACCATCGAGCTTCTTCCTGACTGGGAGCGCAATTGGGGATTGCCTGACCCGTGCTACGACGCGCCGCAATCAATCGCGGAGCGGCAGCACGCGCTGGTTCAGCGCATGACAATCGAGGGCGCTCAGTCTCGCGAATTCTTCATCGAGGTCGCGGCGTCCATCGGCTACACGATCAGCATTCACGAATATCGCGTCTGGGTCGTCGGCCTCGATAGGTGCGGAGACAATCGCGTCTACGGCGAAGAGCCGCTGCCGATGTACAACGAATGGGGACAGGTGATCCTCGACCCGCGCGGCACGGCGCTTGAGGTTGGTGAGCTATCGGCGTGGCCCAACTACGGCATCGGCCCGCCAGCCAATCGCTTCTATTGGACCGTGCATGTCGATCAAGCCAAGCTGACATGGTTTCGCGTGTCGTCAGGTCAGTGCGGCGTTGATCCGCATCTCCGCATCGGTCTTGCTGACGACCTCGAATGCCTGCTCAATCGCTGGAAGCCAGCGCACACTAAAATCATCTTCGACTATTCGGGACTGTCGATGCCAGCAGAGCGGCAGATATGGTTTCGCGTGTCAGTACACCAATGCGGCGTCGACCCGATGTGCCGCATCCTTATCGCCGGGACACCATAGGAGGTTAAACGTGAGATACAACGCGCCGTTCGGCAACAGCGACATGGATGCCAGCTACGTCAATGGCAATCCAGAAACCGGAGTGATGGGATCAATCCCGCCTGCGGAGAGCATCGAATATCCGCAGCGTGAGCTTCACCACTTCATCAACTTCAGTGGCCTCGCTCCGACCAACGCTGATCTGAACCAGCTTGCGAAGGCGGTGCAGATGGGCAAGGTCAACTACGGTGCTGACGTTGGCGAGCCTAACAAGATAGCGATCACGCCTGTCGTTCCCATCTCTGGCTACTCTCTGGGGCTGCGCTTCATCATCAAGGTCGGCTACGGCAACACTTCTTCGGTCACGGTCAACGTCAGCGGCTACGGTCAAGTGCCGCTCATTCACACGGACCTGACGCCGATGCTGGCCTATGAGTTGCTGGCCGGTCAGTTGATCGAGGTCGCCTATGATGGCGCGAACTTCCAAGCCATCGCGGGCGTGCAACCGGGCGGCAGTTCGGTGACGCTGACCGCGCCGACCTATCTCTACGTCAACGCCAACACCGGCGATGACACGCTCTACGATGGCACTTCGGCTGCGCCAACGGGAGAACACGGCGGACCATTCCGCACGTTGCAGAAAGCGCTCGCCACCATGACCAAGTATAATCTTGGTGGATGGTTCTTCTACATCATGATCGCACCGGGCGTTTACACATCGACCGACCCGATCAGCTTCCCGCTCCCCAACGGCTCAGGCGTCGTCTCGCTACAGGGCAACTCGGCGGACCCTGCCGCAACGCTGTTCTTCAACACCGGCAAGGGCTGCGTCTGGCGTCCCGCCTCTGGCGGCTACTGGCATGCCTATGGCTTCAGCTACCGTGCGACGGCACCGATGCCGGGTGACAACGGCGGCGGCGTCTGGGTCGCAGGCTCCACGACATGGGTGCAGGGGCATTCGCAATACGAGGCGATGCCGGGGACGAACCTTATCTCAGGTCCAACCTCTTTCATGTTCATCGACGGCGATCACGCCATCAACGGGAATTGCGCGGCGCATCACCACGGCTACGCGAACGGCGTCAACTACAACAACACCGGCATCGCCAGCGTCGAGCCGACGATGACCATCAAGCAGCCGATCAACATCTCGCAGGCGTTCTCGATGGCGACGCACGGCGGGCAGACGCGCGAGATGTGGCGGTCGATCACCGGGGCAGCCAATGTCACCGGGCGCAAGTACTGGGCCTCGATGAACGGCACGGTGGACAGCGCACAGCGCGGTGAAAACTATCTGCCGGGGACAATCGCCGGATGGAAGGAAACTGGAGGACAATACTCATGAACGACATGCCGACGCAGTTCAACACGGCGAGCGGGTTCACCGCTGCGTTCGTCACCACGGATGACCGCTACTGGGCAATCGGCGGTGATGTGGCGAACGTCTACCAGAGCAAGACGAACACCGTCGTCCCGGTGAGCAACGCCGACTTCATCACTTGGCAAGAGGGGTTCGGTGCGCCAACGCCCATCGGCAGCGAGGCTGAGCTTGCCTCCGTGCTGAAGAACACGCCGCTGCTCCCAGAGTGGATGTTCAACGCACCGACATTCATCCAGCCTTCGCCGGGGGCCTACACCAAGGAGCAGCTTGCCGCCTACAACGCCGACGCGCGCTGGCGCAAGGAGCAGGGCGGCATCACCACCACGGCGGGCTTCCCGCTCAGGACGGACGACAGAGCGCAAGCCAAGATCACCGGCACCTACACTGCCAAGAACGAAGTGCCGTCCGTCACCACGCCTTGGCACGACGCTGACGGCGCGGTGCATATACTCGATGCTGGCGGGCTGCATCAGCTTCACGTTGATCTTCTCACCCACATCAATAACTGCTTCTCGATTTCGGCTGATGTGATCGCGGCGATCAATGCTGGTTCTGTCACCACGCTCGCGGCGATTGATGCGGCCTATGCCGCACCGATCACAGCGGCGCGTAAAAACTGGCTCAGGCCACCGGCTGCAAAAAAAGAGAAGTGAGCCATGACCGTAGTCAACATCACCGTCGAGAACGACGCCGACTTCTATCGCGTCTTTCAGTACACGACCATCAGCGGCGTCCCGATCAACATCACGGGCGCTTCGATGGTGATGATGCTGCGGCGGCGCGCCAGCGATGAAGCGGCGGTTCTAAAACTCAGCACCGACACCGGGGAGATGGTTCTTGTTGACCCGCTCAACGGCATGTTCTCGGTACGCATTCTGCAATCGCAACTGGTGCGGCTTGCGACCGGCGACTATCAGCACTCCAACGTGATGACCACTCCTGCGGGCAAGCGCAGTCTGTGGACCGGCACGTTCACCAATAACCCCGGCGCGTCCAGATGAGCGTTCCACAAGTCGAGATCATCATTGAAAGCGAAGTCATCGTTGTCCGCGACGATGAAGACGTTGTGGTGATCGAGACTGAGGAAGGCGTATCAAATTCTCCAGACGATGTGGCGGTGATCGAGGGCGACGAAGCCGTCACGGTCGTCGTCATGCCTGAGCTTGGCGTCGTCGTTCAAGCGCAGGATGACGTCGAGACTATCGCCATCGGAGAGCAAGGACCGCCGGGGCCGACAGGACCACAGGGACCGCAAGGGCAACCGGGACCGTCAGGACCGAATGGCCCGACCGGCATTCAAGGCGTGCCGGGACCAATCGGCCCGCCCGGTCCACTCGGACCACCGGGACCAGAAGGTCCGATAGGTCCGCGCGGACCTTCGGGCGCTGCCGTCTACATCGGTGACACCGCGCCGCTCAATCCGTCTGTCGGGCAGCTATGGTGGAAGAGCAACAGCGGCGACAGCTTCATCTACGTGCAAGACGCGAACTCGTTTCAGTGGGTTCAGCAGAACACCGTTTTCGATGCGTGGTTCAATCCAGAGCTTGTTGATGATCGCGTTGCATCGTTATTGCAGGCAGGCGACAACATCGTTCTGACCTACGATGATCCGACCGGCGCGCTGACAATCAGTTCTACCGCCAGCGGCGACGGTTCTTCCGACTGGGCGGACATCACCAACAAGCCGTCTACGTTTCCGCCGTCGCCTCACGCGCATCCGATCAGCGAGGTCACGAACCTTCAGGCGGCACTCGACAGCAAGCAGGCACTCGCGGAGAAGGGTCAAGCCAGCGGCTACGCACCGCTCGATGCAAGCAGCAAGGTGCCTGCCAGTCATCTGCCTGCCTATGTGGATGACGTGTTGGAGTTCGCCAGCCTCTCGGCATTCCCCGCGACCGGCATCGCAGGCGTGATCTACGTCGCGCTCGATACCAACAAAACATATCGCTGGTCCGGTTCGGTCTACACGGAGATCAGCCCCTCACCCGGCTCGACAGATGCGGTGCCGGAAGGCTCGATCAATCTCTATCACACGACTGCGCGGGCTGCCGCAGCCGCGCCAGTGCAGAGCGTGTCAGGCAAGACCGGCGCGGTGACGCTGACGAAAGACGATGTCGGGCTTGGCAACGTCGATAATACTTCAGACCTCAACAAGCCAATCTCGACGGCCACGCAGACCGCGCTCGACGGCAAGGTCAGCGATGCCGGTGATACGATGACCGGCCCGCTGGCTCTGCCGAATGGCACGGCAGCGGCAACGTCGCTCAACTTCGGCGGCGCAGGCACCGGCTTCTTCGGGACCGCCACCACCATTCTCATTTCCATTGGCGGCGTCACCAAGCTCAACGCCAATGCAACGCAAATCCAAAGCACCGTTCCTATCATCGTCCCGTCTGCGGCACCGACCTTCCCGGCTGAGTTGACGCACAAGAGCTACGTCGATGGGCTTGTCGGCACGAAGCAGACGCTCGACGCGACCCTCACGGCGCTCTCTGGTCTTGATGCAACGGCGGGGCTGGTGGAGCAGACCGGCGCAGACGCCTTCGCCAAGCGCGCACTCGGAATTTCGGCAGGCACATCGGTGCCGACGCTGGCTGACACCGACGCGCGCTATGCGGTGATCGTTCACACGCATCTGTGGGCTGACATCACCGACAAGCCTGTGAGCTTTCCTCCGTCAACGCACAGTCATCCGCAGAGCGAGGTGAACAACCTCGT